AAGGAACAGCTGTGTGGTCATTTCCCGCTCAGTTGGGCGAAGTTTTTTTTAGCTTCTACATCTGTCTTTACATTCAATCCCCACAGTTCTATCAATTGCGGCAGGACTTGGTATATTGAAAATGTGTTGAAACCGTCCAGCCACTCGTCCACCTCATTGGGAATCTGCGGGTCGGCGTGCTTCGCCATCGTGTAGGCGATATTCTCGAACATCTCCAATGAGAATAAATCGAGGTTGGAATTTTCCTCATCACCCTCACCGATGCTCTTTTCCAGAATCCGCAAATCCTTATAAATGTCACGCTGGAACTTCAAACGGTAAATGCGCGGGATCGCCGCCGATGCCTTAAACAATACATCCTGCCCGTCTATTTCTATTTTTCTGACTATGCTCATATCCTTTCAGCCTCCTTTATCCCTGTCCTTCTGTTTCTGCATCCACCGCTTTGGGTTCCGGCAGATACACGCTCTTATACCAGTTGGCATACGTCTCCGCAGATGTCTTGTTCCCGGTCTTGGCTTTCACATAGCCGCTTGCCAGCGGGCGTGCCTTGATGGTCAGCGTCTCCGTCTGCACCTCCCGGCTCTCCTCATTGGTCTTGCCCTCGATCTTGGGGCGGCTTGCGGAACAGTTATACAGCACATGGCGGATTTTGCGGATGTCGCCGTCAAACTCAAAGAGCAGCGCAAAGGCCGCCGTCTCGGAATGGGCGTTCTCCACCAGCACCTCATTATTGTCCGCTTCCTCCTTCAGCACATCCGTGCGGAAACTTTCAGGGATGAGGGCAAGCTCCAAGTCGCCGTCATAGCCCATGTTGTTGGCTATGATGTAATACTCGATGCCGTCCGCATAGAACGATTCCGGCTCCCCGTTGGGGTCTAAGGCGATGGAAACCGCGCCGGGCATTGCCACGGGAGTCTCAAATCCGATTTCCCCATTCTCCTGTGTTTTCTGCAAGGCATAATGGCAGTTGCAGATGTTGAATTTCACTTTATTGTTGTTCTTCATTTCAGACCTCCATTTCATACAAGACTTCGTACAGCTTTTCCGATTCTATCCACGTTTCACTCTTGCCATAGAAAATACCGTGCTTCAGCAGAACCGCCTCTATAGTTTCCTCCAGATCGGGATTTTTCAGATCGGTGTACAGTTCAATGTCGAGTTGGTTTATTTTGAAATACGCAATCCCGTCCGCTGCGAAATTCGCAGCTTTGGGATATAAAAATACGAGGAATGGCGGCTCCGGGGATTCGCCCTCCACGAAATGGTCATAGGCAAAGGGCAGCCCCATTTCCTCCATCATCTTCAATACATCATCGTGCTTCATCCTTCCAGCCCCCTTTTGATGCCTTCCTCCAGTTCCCGGATGCCCGCCTGTTCCGCAGGGGCGATATGGGGGAATGCCCGCACCCTCCCGCCGCCCCGCTTGGCATGGCCTTTCTCCAGAAGATGGGTAAGCTGGTAACGCTTTTTGTTATGCACCACCAGTTCCAGTGCATTGGCGGTCTCTTTCTGCTTTTTCACAGCCCATCCCTTTTTGTACTGCCCCGTCCGAACCGGGGCATTGGCTTTCACTTCCGATTTCACCGTGTTCCCGGCTTTGGTGACGCAGTCCTTCATCACGTCCGTGGCAAGCCCGGCATACTCGATCAGGCCGTCCATGACCGCCTCCGCCATCTGCTCAATGGATACTTTTCTTTCAGACATTTTTACCTCTTTTCCAAAGGGAGAATTTATTCAGCCTCCCCTCTTTTCCAAAGCCGCCCGCAGCTTTATGGTTTTATTCTGATATTTCACGTTGTCAATGAACGTGATGTTATAAATCTGCCCCCGGAACAGGATGCGGAAATGCTCCGTGTCAATGGCAGCGGCTTCACTGCAATAACGGATAAGGAAAAATATCTCTTTCTCCGCATTAAACTGCGCCGCCTCCCAATACTCGCTGCCGGAAAGGTTATTCACATAGGCGTGGCAGGTGTAATAGTTCTGCCATTCCAGCACATGGTTCCCAGCTTTATCATTGCCCGCCACGCTTTTCTGAATGATGATTTTATCCTTCCATTCCCCAAGCGCCATCAGAACACCTCTTTCCGTATGCCGAACAGCAGGGAGCGCAGCGTACCCACCAGTTCCCCGTGGTCTGCCTGCTCCCGGTGTTCATAAAGGTAGGCGGCGGCATAAAGGACGGCAATCCGCACCATAGGCAGATGGCTCTCCAGCTCTGCTGCATCCATCCGTGCCACATCCGCACACAGCGATTCCCCGGTCTCAATCAATCCTGAAATAAAGGAATCTTCATCACTGCTGTCAACACGGAGATACTGTTTCGTCTCCTCCAATGTCAGGACTGCCATCCATGCCGCCTCCCCTCTTATGATGCCGCTGATGCAGAAGCCTTCACCTTCATGGTCTTTACCGCTTCGGCAAGGATCAGCTTGCCGTCCACACGCTGTGAAGCGAGGAATCCCACCTGCCCGGTGGCCGCAAACAGTTCATTCAGACGCTTGAAGGAGCGCCCCTGCCTGTCAGCAATCCAGTAATAGGAAAAGTCTCCAAATGCCATCACCTTGCTGCCCGCCGCCACTTCCGGCACATAGGAGGAAGTGTGGTAAGGGCGGTTTAAAATCATGTCCGGCACCCCTGCCTGCACGGAAGGCTGCCAGATATAATTCCCGTTATTGTCTTTCAGTTTCCGCAGGGCTTTCACGGTGGTGTCATTTAATAACCACACTGCCTTTTTGCGGTAAGGTGCTTTCAGGGAATAGAAAAGGTCCATTACATCATCAAAGGTGATGTTCGCAGTTGCCGTGGTCACGCCATCGGATGCGCCGCCCGTGGCATTTAAAATACCAGTAGGCTTGCCCTTGCCGTCCCCAATGAAAAAGGCTTCCTCCTCCTTTGTGCCGATTCTGCGTCCGAACTCCTTGGAGATGTAAGCCTCCAAGTTGAATACATTGTCATTTAACAGTTCATCCGATACCTTGATCATGGTGGCCACCTTGAAAGCGCCGATGGAGACCTGACCGAAGGAATCATCCGATTCCGGGTATGCCCCTTCCTCGTCAATCCATGACGCCTCGCCTTTGGACGCCACCACGGGAATCTTCCTGTCGCCGCTGGAGGTCTGGATCACCGTGGCAAGTCCCCGGAAACAGTTCTCTTCCTCCAGCGCCTCCACCAGCGTATGCTCGAATTCGTCCGGCACAAGGTAGCCGCCCTCGGAATCCGTGCCCACCTGCAGGGCGTTCTCCACATCGAAGAAGTTCTTCCGGCGCATGGCGTTCCAGAACGTCCTCCTGTAATTGTCCGTTGCCCTGCCCGTTTTTTCCTCCCCATCGGGATGGTTGTTGGGCTTGTTGGTGATAGGCTCGGAAGTTGGTTTATTCAATTCCGCGTCAATGGCGGCCTGCCGCTCCAGGCGCTCGATCTCCTTCCCAAGATCCACCACTTCCTTTTCCATCTTCTCATAGGCGGCGGTGTCCTCTGCGGAAAGCAGCCCGTCCTCGCCGCGCTTGCTGTCGAGGAACTTCTTTGCCGCCTCCCATGCCTTTGCCCGTTTTTCCCTTAACTCTAAAATCCTGCTCATAGCATTTCCCTCCATAAATTTAATGTGATAATAACTGTAAACGCTTCTCTAACTGTTCTATGGGTACCTTTGCCTCCGGCTTTTTCGGAATCAGCTTGGTCAGCAGGGAATTGGTCACCGCTGTGCGTGAAAACATCATGCCCTCCATAGCCACATCCCCTGATTCATCTGTACCTTCCCCTTCATGCAGGATGCCGTCCGCAAAGCCCAGCTCCACGGCCTTCTTTGCGTTAAACCACGACTCCGCATCCATGAGGTGTGAAATCTTCTTCCGGTCCATCCCGGTCTTGATCTCGTAAGCGTTCATGATGCTTTCTTTCACTTCATTCAGCATCTCCCCCGCCTTCTGCATCTCTTTGGAATCACCAATGGCTACTGTAATCGGATTGTGGATCATCATCATTGCCACCGGGGACATCAGCACCGTGGTTCCCGCCATAGCGATAACGGATGCTGCCGAAGCCGCCAGTGCGTCCACCTTCACGGTCACATCGCCTTTGTACTCCATGAGCATGTTGTAAATCTGTGCCGCGGCGAACACATCGCCTCCCGGTGAATTGATCCACACGGTGATGTTCCCGCTCCCGGCATTCAGCTCCTTTGCGAAAAGCGCAGGAGTCACTTCATCCCCATACCACGTCTCATCCGAAATTTCACCGTTCAGCACAAGGGTGCGCTCCTCCTCCCCTCCCGCATCGTTTTTGATCCAGTTCCAGAACTTCCTTTTCACTCCTTCTCCTCCTTCCTGTCTCCTGAAAAATACTGTGTTATAACACACCTTAGTTTCCCTGCAGTTTAAATAAGGTGTGCCAAAAGCACACCTTGAAACCCTCAATTATCCCCACAGAATCCCGTTTTGTGGGGCTTTCCGCACCCTTCCAGTGATAGCAGGATGCCGTCACACCAGTGTCACACAGGGAATCTGATTCTCTGGTTCAGGGAAAGTAATTCTATAGTGTTACCGACAGCGGAACTGTCCCCTTCCGCCACCGCCGCTGTCCTGATACTGGACACGGCATTTGTTATCTGTGGCAGAACAATTGTCCGCTCAAAGTAGTCAACGTGTGCTTTAAAACACACCCTTCAAATCCCACAAACCCCAAAGAATCCCCTGTTTACGGCACTTCTGCGGCTGTCCGGTTTCAGGACACACCAGGTGATTTCAGCACCTCTAAAATCACCGTATCTTACCTGTTGGTATTTTTAAGTGTGTTTTAAAGCACACCAAAAACCGCACCGTTTCCCCGGAAACGCCCTGTTTACGGCGTTCCTGCGGGCATCCGCCATACAACGAAGTGCAGTATCTGCACCAGTAGTATAACTGCTGATGCAACCGTCCTGTAGTTGCACTGTTCTTAAAGGCAGTTTAAGTCTCCGGGGAATCCTCCTGCCCTCCCGGCGCTTTCCCGAAAAGCCCCGCGTCTTTGAGTTTGCATAGATTCCCGTTGATGAGGTAGAGGTTCCCGCCATCTTCCTCCGGGATCAGGTTCATATTTTCCATTTCCCTTATATCGTTGCTGGAGAGCCACCCGTTCTGCCGCCCCACTGCATAGCCGCTCATCCGGCTCTGGTAGTCGCCCCGGAGCAGGCCGTCCACGTTCATCTTCACGAAATATTCTTTCTTCTCCTGCGGGAGAAATAACGCCCTCTGTATGGACTGCTCCCACCGGATCACCCACGGGTCTAAGGTGTATTTCACGAATTCCAAAGACTGCTGCTCGATGTTGGAAAAGCTGCTCTTGTCAAGGTCGCCCACCATGTGCGGCGGGATGCGGTACAGCCGCGCAATCTCGTCTATCTGGAACTTCCGTGTTTCCAAAAACTGCGCTTCCTCCGGGGGAATCCCTACCTGTTGAAATTTCATCCCCTCTTCCAAAACGGCCACACGTCCGGCATTCTTAGAGCCGCCGTAAACGGAATGCCAGCTCTCCCTTACCTTCGCCGGGTCTTTCAGTACCCCCGGATGCTCCAGCACCCCGCCCGGCGTGGCCCCGTTCTCGAAAAAGGATGCGCCGTATTCCTCACAGGCAAGCGTCATGCCCACCGCGTTCTTTGCCATAGCGATGGGCGAATACCCCACCAGCCCGTCAAAGCCAAGACCGGGGATATGCAGCACATCCTCCGGCTTAAGGCGTACCCTGCCATACTCGGAAAAGTTGGGGTTCTCATCGGTGTTCCGGGTGTAGGTGTAAAAAAGCCGCCCATGCTCGTCACGGTCAACCTCCATCTTGTCCGGGAGCAATGGATATAAAGATAACACCCTGCCGCTCCCGTCCCGGATGACCTGCGCGTAGGCATTGCCCCATATGAGCAGGTGGCTCATCAGCGTTTCCCGGAACACGAAGGAAGTCATCTCCGGGTTCGGCTCGTCATGGAGCAGAAAATACAGCGGGTGTTCTGCTGCTTTCTCTTTCCCGCCGTC